ACTTGCCCTTCTTCAAATACACTCCCCTGCCGCTCCACCGCCATCTTAAGCGGCAGCACATCAATCCCTTCAGCCAGCTTAACAAACCCCTGCATAGACATTCCCCTAGGGCACTTCGCCCCTTATGTATTAGTATAACCGCTCATCGTGAAAACAACCATATTCCCCATATCTGCCAAGCCCTGCACAGAATCATCAGGATCAAGCGTTGCCCCAGCCAGCACATCTATCACAGCACTTTGCTTGGGCAGCAACCTACCTCCTTGCCCGGCCATGATCGTGTTGTTTGCGCCAGGAGAGCCAGCAGCTGGCACGCGAAAAAGCGTAATCTGACGCGCTACCGTGTCATTGTTGTAGACTGTTGCACGAAGCACTTGTCCAACACTGTTAGCGCCTTGCGAGTAAAAAACTGTCGCAGCCGCACCAAAGTAAGTGGGCTGTGTCATGACAATCGGGCGTTGCGTCATTGGAGTTATCCTCTCCGGAAGAAGGTTACTGTTGGGACAACAGAGTAGGTGATGATGAGGGTGTCGGAAAGGGAAAGGGGGAAGACCCCGAGGAGAAGTCCAGTAGAGAAGATGGTAGCTCCTCCATCTCGGCTGAGAGTAATAGATGAGACTGTGCCACCTGTGACAGTGGTAAAGCCATCAAAGCCGGGAGAAAAGGAAAAAGGGCTAGCCCCAACAGCAATGCCCTCTGGGGCAGAAGGCCACGGCAATTCCTGCAAAGCAATAGAAACAGTCTGATCCTGGACCCCTACCGGCAACGCAAGAAGACCTTGGCGAGTATCTTCTTCTCTTGCCGAACTGAAATCAAATAATCCCATGGAAAACGTCTCTGTCCCCGTTGGAGACTCTTCCACCCCACCTGTCCGTTGCATTAAACTCACAAATATCCGATACCAGGAAGCAGTAATTCGACCTCTTTCATCAACAAGAGGGACGGAAGGAATAGGAAAAATTACATTAGCCATGAGGTTACTTTCACGACTTCATCCAGGTCAAATTGACCCAAGCACCATTCAGCGCGGTCTTCCCCCTCGTCACCCAGGAAAGTTCCCAAATTCGATCTCTGGCCATACCAAGGCGGTTCCAGGCAGGTTGAACGTTATATTGCCCGGAAGAACCAAGACTCTGAGAGAGGCTGCCCTGCCAACTTGCCCCACGAGTATTGCTCCAGCGAAGAAGCACCCTAGGGCCAGGAACACCACTAAACCCGCCGTTATCAATCAGTATACTGTAGTTGTTGGGATCTTGTAGGATTTCATTTGAAGTTTCCTGCAAGAGCGCTACTTCATTCAACTGCAGGGGGAGAGAAGTCTCTTCCTCCGTCCCGACCTCCATATCTGCCATGAATTTGTGATACTTAATTCTCTTCCCATCCAAACCAATACTACCCCCGCCAGCTAAAGAAATGGTAACAAAGTGTGGGAACGAACGGAGGCGCAGGATCGGATTTCCGTTATCTGTCGTGATCTCCACGCTAACCTCGTAGAGTGCCCCTGTCTCCCAGTCCTGCCCCCATCTTTTCCCATACGCTGTGATGATAGAGCAAAGACGATCTCTATGCAGTTGCCCATTCTGATCCATCCAGGCCCGCTGATGCCAAGCTCCAGTGCTTTCATCGTAAACCCAGGTCTGATCGGCAGATGGGAAATTCAGCACGTAGAAGATATGGCCGTTCTCCTGATACGTGAAGGCTTGCGCGTCAAGTAGCGTAGAGAAGCTTTGAAATGTATTATCTAGCGCGTGGGTGCTAATTTTCAGCACCTCATATCCCTTCCCGCGCAACACCAAACCTTGGCCTTCTTCATTCTGCCCTAGCCAAAAAATCGACACATCAGCCGTGGCAATACTGTAAGGTGCAGCACAGCCATATTCGATAAACGCTCCTGGGATAATTTGGAAGGGAAAATCCGCATCTGGCACCGTGGTCCAAATTTCCGAACTTTTAACTCCAAGCAACCACAGTTCCCGCCGGACAGACACAACACCTGTTAGCATGTCCGGTGCGGCAGTTTTCTGTGCAATCTCATCAGAGAAGATGTAGGAATTTGGCTCGCTGACAGAAAATTCCTTCGTTCCAATAACATTAACGATTGCAAAGGTGTCGAGGTAGGCACCGAGGGTAGCACCAAAAAGATTCTTCCTCGTCATCACTTTCGTTGCTAGATTGATGATCCAGGCCCCGTCGGTAGCGCCATCGACCACCAAGAGCTCGATCGAATTATCAATCCAGCGGACAGGGGTTTGCAGCGCACTAATCGTGCCAACCACCTGCGGTACACCAGCAGCGTTGAACCAGTAGAGCGTGCTACCGCTGACTGCATAGGCCGTGCCGTCACTTGCAGCAAATTGCCCTCGACCAACCCCGTATCCCGCTGAGACCTGTGTCTTCCCTGGCGTTGGATAATGCGTTACCAAGACGGGAGCATCTTTCTGGTTGATCTCTGGATACAGATTAATACAGCGCTGAGCATTCGCAATAACGCTCTGCGCCTCATAAGCCCCGCCGAGAAGTGGAAGCCGTGGCATTCGCTTAAGCCCCCCTTAAATCGGATAAAATCTACGGCTATTCGGTATCCCTGCTGGCATTTGCAAGCGCCGAGTCTGCGCAGTAACATTCAAAATCAATCCTCTAGTCGCCTTAGCTTCCGCCGCCACTACAGGATCAACCTTCAAATCTCCTGTCATCGGGGTAAGACGAAGAGCAAGATTCCAGTTAATAGCACTTTCATATTCCGGAGGAAGAGAAATCTCCTGCGTCAGCGATGTGAAACTTTCCAACGCCGTCTTAATCAGTATCCGCAGTTCATACTGATTTGCCTGCGGTATCGGCCAAACATGAATACTTCCAACCGGCCAAGCGGTATCATAGAACAACACTCTCGGCGGGCCAGTGACATCTTTCACAGAAATCTGCTGCCAATCTTCAAACGCGGACAGAATTGTCAGGCTATAATCCACCGGACTACCCGGCAGAAAATTCTGTCTAATCACAGCAGAATCAATCTTATTCGGCCGATCCGCCACTACAATCTGCGCCCCCGGCCCGATTGTATAACTTTGCGTCCCATTCATCAGTAGAGTCTTCTCAACTAGATGAAAGACCATCCCCCGCCGCTGCCGCCACTCCGCCAGCATCCAATTCAGCTTCCTGAAAGCATCATTCACAATCTCAGCCGACGGGATCTCCCCGTCTCCAGAGAAACCACAATCTTTCAAGCTCTGATAAATGATTTCAAGGGGAGTGGTCACACTTCTTACTCCACGTTCGCTTCTTTAGGCGTCGTAAACCAATCACCCAGCAGCTTCTCTTCTTCCCCTACCGAAGCTACAATGACAGTTTTGTCACCTTTAGCAAACAGCATCTTTGGATATTCCTGGAAAGAATAAGGAGCAAATTCCATCTTATCAAACATCGTAGCCATAAAAATCTCCTACCACTGTTAAAGTCTGCGGCAGCAAAATTGGGGGCACGAAGCCCCCAATCTTACCCGCCAAAATGTCGCAGACTAGACTCCGTCTGCCACCACAACAGCCCATTCCGGACGCACCCACAGATAGCCGTAAAGAATATCCATCCGGGTCAGCCACTGATCCGTCAGACCGTTATAATACGTAATCATCCGCATAGAAAGGCTATCAAAAACCTCCCTTGCAGCTTCCTGCACACCACGAGTCGGAAGTTCCAGATCCGCCGTCGCCATCGTCACGGCTTCCGGAACGAACGCGAAGTTCTTTCGATAAGTCGCACTCGCGGCAAGGTTAAGAGCCGGATTGACCGCCGCACCGTTAGCCGGAGTAGCCGTCACAGTCTGATACTGCTGCGCAGCACCACCAACCGGCGCGACAATTGCCGGGTAGATGGGGATGGAAACCGCACCAGCAAGAACAGCCGCAGTCACCACGAACTGACGAAGCGCACCGGTGTTCTGCCGAGTCAAGCGGTTCACCGCAAACACACCAGCCAGAGTGATAATATCACCCTTATTCAGCCCAGCAGCCAAGGCGTTCACGACCAACGTGAGCCCCGTCTGCCCTGCTCCATTGACCGTAGCACTGGACTGAGCAAGCGCGCCGTTCGTATGAGCAAGGACAGTCTGATCTCGCATGAAATCAAACCCAAGAGCGTTTTTCATCGCACCAGTCATATACTGCTTAGAAATCGCAGTCGCAGGGTTGAACTGGCCAGCCAGATTCCCTACAATTCTTGCATCGGTGTTCGGGCTATTCACCACTTTCCGATCCATCAGCGGAGCGCCGCTCATGTCAAGCAACGCACCAGCGTCGAGGAAGGTCTGAGCGTTCGGGGAAAGAATGTTGAACGAGCCATCCTGATTTGCAACAATGTTACAAATCCCACCTTCCACTCCACCCATCACGTCCAGCGCCACATCAGCAGCGAGATACGCAATCATAGGCTTCATCACACGGTCAGAATAATCATCCAAGCTCATCGTCCGATCACGGGACGAGAAACTCACATCAATACCTTTCATCGTCCCGACCGTCAGCGTCGTGCTGACTTCATTCGTTGCCTGCGGAGAAGCCACTGCGCCAGTGCGAACAGTGTACTGATTCGGCAATCTTACTCGCAGCGTATCACCGATCTTCGCCCCGCCAACAGCAAACTGATCATCATACTGACGACCAATCGACATTAGGAAAGCGTTCGAGTTTTCCCACAATCTTGTGGCTTCTCGAAGAATCATATTGATAGTGAGAAGGGAGTTAGCCATGGTAGTTGTCCCCTTTCAAGGGTAAGAAATTTCCAGAAACTGACCGTTGTCGGTCGAAGTATGCCAGTCGCATGGAAAGGTCCATGACCTCGGGGCCTGAAGCCGATTTATCAGGCGGGGCAAAAGCCCCCAGGAGAATAGCGACGCTCCAGCGCCCAGTGCTATCGCAAGTCTAGCGGCGACCTCTTGCAGCAACCTGCGCTTCCCGCCAAGCCCGCCATTCCTTCGGGTCCATCTTCTCCGGATCTTTATCCACCATCGCCGCAGCTGGCGTGAGGGTCTTGATCGGAGCAGGGGCACGAGTCATGGCACGGGTCTCTTCTTTAATCCCGGCAGCAAACTTTGCCACCGCCGCAGCCATCTTGACAGGGGATAGTTCTGCAATTCTTGCAGCCTCATCCATATTCCCGCCAAGTTCGAAGAGGATCTTCTGCGGACTTACAGCGCTGGAGGAACTCTCCATCACCGCTTCAATCAAGGGCTGCGACATACCGCCGATGGCGCGGAAGTTGCCAAGGCGGGCCTCAAACCCAGGAAGATCTTCCACGCCAGAATTGTAGATCTGCGTGCATTCCGCGTCAAACTGCTGCTTTGCTGCAGCATGTGCAACAGCGGAGTCAAATTCGTCTCGAGTCGGCCCGGCAGGCGCTGCCTGGGGTTGTTCTTCCCCTGCCACCGCTCGCCGAGCAATCTCCACAACCTGCGCAGTATTCTGCTCCGCAAGTTCCCTTCTCCGAGACTCCTCATTCAACTTCCGGGTAAGAGCGTTAATCCGGCGCTGTTCCCAGCCAACGGTAGATGGCTTGGCAGCGACAGTATCATCGGCAGGGGCCTCCGTCGCGGGGGCTTCAGCCGCTGGCGCTTCTTCCACCCTTCCATTCCCCAACGCAATATCATCAGGGGATAGTTCTGCAGTAGTGCTTGCATAAGACATTTTAATCTCTTCCGTCGCATTGAGGAAACAGCCTCAAGTCTGGGCCGCATTGCGGCCTGTTAGTGCAGCTCTAGCTTAGGCTGCTGTTGCGGCTTAAGCTGACCAGTTCGGACCTTACTAGCAAGGCGAGCTGGCCGATCTCTTGTCAGGGAGCTATCTTGGATAATTGCTTCAGCAATTTGTTCTTTCAACTCTTCCGGGTATGGTAGGGATAACATCTGGACTAACGTGGACCGAGCCTCCTCAAGAAAGTGTTTCCAATTGCTATTAATGAATGGCAGCGCCTCTGGGTTGGCCTTATAGAACCCAGGAGACTCCGACGCCATCTTTTCGTAAAGCGCCTCAGCAAGGCTTCTTGCCGTTTGCTTTACCAAAATATGGCAATGCGCCTTCTTATCCGTCCAATTAGTCATGGTTTTCCTCCCATCCAGGGTAAAATCTTTCCAGGCGTTTGATCAAGAGGTCTCACTGCATAATCCTCCCAAAATGGTCTACCCCGCAGTCGTGTGTAGGGTAACATATTAAGTCGTCGTTCTACAGCTAGGGCTTCTACCTCTCCCGTTACATTACGGTAGGCTTGATCCGCTTTCAATTCCATTTGTTTCTTTTGCATTAAAAGTTTTCCTGCTTCAGAAAGAAGCTTTTTTGCTTCAGGAAACTCTGCCAAATATTTAGCATACTGTATAAATTTAGGATCTTTAGGGAGAAAAGAGCCTTCTGCTGCACGTTGAGCAAATGACAAAAGTTCAGCTTGATCTGCAAAGTTCACTCCTTTACTATTCGCCAGTTGGCGAAAAGAATCATTTGCCTGTCCACTTTGTTTAACTGTATTCCAATAGTTTGCTGACAGATGCTCTGATGGAAAAGATCCATTTCGCCAACCATTGAAACTCTGCGTGGCATGAGTCATTTCATGCCCAAGAATTCTTGCCATTTCATTTGTCGGCATCCAACCAGGAGCAAGATTGATCTGATGCTTCCATGGATCCCAGGAGCCACTGGCTCCGGGATTCACATCATTTCGCACTCTCACCCCTTTCATATCAGGATAATGCGCGAAAAACTCTGGATGCTCCACAATGTCAGAAAGATTTTGTCCACGCAAATTCTCTGCATTGACCTGCCTATAAAACTTATCCGTTTTGAGTCCTTTCCCTAAAGGATTCTCATCTACACGAAGCATCATATTGTGGTCAGAAATTTCCGACATCATCTGACCTTGTGGATTTTGCCAGTACCCTGTTCTAAGAAGAACTTCTCGCGGCATTGTCCCTTGATTAAGCAGATTTTTTGCACCTATCATATTTCGCATATTAACAAGTTTGCTCATTGGACCGGCAAGACTACCAGCAAATCCTAGCACGTCCATTCCATAATTATGCTTTGGGCGGCCAGCTGAATCAACTCCCTCCATTATTTGTTGAAATCTTCCGGTCAATGGATAAAAAGGCCGGCCTTCCGCAGAAGTCATACTACTGACTTGGCTAGTCCCGACAGGATTTGCCGCGAAGCGATCATAAGCCCGACCGTTGTCAAGAAGTGGATTCGCCATCTTACTTCTCCTTCAACGCCTGACCGTAATAATACTGCCAAACTTTCTTAATCTCCGCATTACTCGGATGGTCCATCATACGCATCATCTCTTCAACTTTGGCAAGATGATTTTTCGAGTCAGCAAAAACCTTATTCCCATCTACAACTCGGCCACTTCCATTCCAACGTTCCGCTGTCTCTACTGGTGTGCGATTTTGACTTTTTATCGCAAACATCATAGCAGCAACTTTAGCATTTCTTTCTCTCACCAAGCGATTTTGCTCAAAATTTTCTTCCTCATTAAATTTTTGTGTGCTATATCCACTTCGCCCAGGAACTTTTGGATTCTCTTCTGCAAGCAGACCAAATTTATTCCCCAAAACTTGAAAAGGATTCTTATCACTTGACCAAAAGCGATCTGGCCCGGCTGTGCCAAAATCAATCGGACGTTTCTCAATCAGTTGCGTGGGAAAGAAATAAGCCCCATGGGCAGACGAAAATGCCCCACTTTTTTCCCCAAGCGCCTGTGCACGTGCAATTGCCTCAATCGCCTCGAGAGGATATTGTTCTGGCGCCCAATTCTTGTCCACATACTTCATATTCGGCATGAAAGATACAAAGGGGGAAGGAGCCCGCTGTGCAGGTGTAGGACGATCAGCAATGGAGCGCTCTAGATAATCATTGAAGGGATTCGCCACTTTTACCTCCCATACACATTACTATCTCCCCGCATAAAGCGGCTCAACATATTTTCCGCCCCAACAGCATTCCCCTGTCGCAGCAAGTTGTAGTATTCCCCAAGCTGCGGCACACTGTCCGGCACGTTAGGAGTCATTGGATTGGGCAACGGTGCCACGCTAGAAGCTGATAGCGGTGCAACCTGTGCAGCAGCCGCTTGTAGGGGATTGGCGTAGTCAGAGGAATTATCCCCTCCAGACCCTGACATATTACCCGTACCATAACCTGGTTCTCCCCCGCTGGAATCGCTACTAAAACTTTTGCCGAAAGGGGCGCCAAGAATATCACCAATACCGCGGCCGATAGAGTGGCCAACGGAAGCAAGGCTGGAGCCAATGGAATCCATGAAGCCGCCACCAGCCATCGCTGCTCCTGTAACAGCTGCTGCATCAGCAGCGTCATTATATCCACCCGCACCAGAATCGGCACCATCTCTAAATTCCGGCAACCCCGTGAACGGATTCAGGGAATTTCTCTCATTCCCAACCGTATAAACATCCACATCGAAGTGGTTTTGGAGAAAATCCCTCCACTCCGGCTTCATCATACCGCGGGGGATGACAGTATCGCCAGGGCTTAGATGGCCAAGAAAGCTATCCCCACCACGACCGGAAGCCTCGGCGGACTTGAGTTCGTCTTGCATCACTAAAACCCTCCTATTGCATCACTTGACGAGGCGGCCCCTGCGGCACCATAGACGGCTGCCCCTGCCGTGCCATCGCCATCAGCGGATTCATCTGCCCAGGCATACTACCAGCGGCAGCAGCATGCGCGGCGGTTCCTTGCGTCACATCCGGCAGCATTGCTCGCTTCGCCTCAGCCACTGTTTGTTTTCCAAGCGCTGTCGCCATGGCCTCTGACACAAGTTGCCCAACCAGCATCTGCAACGCCATTGGATCAATCGGGGTCATCTCGCCCAGCGCCTTGAGACGTTCCGTCTCACCCTTATACCCTGCCACAAGGTTCGCTTCATCTCTCCCCTTCGCCGCAATCCGCAGCGTCGCATTCTCTTCCGTCAATTGCCCAACCAGACCCTTCGCCTGCTCAAGTTGCTGCTGCGCCTCTTTCACTTCCTGAGACGGACCTTCACCAAGCGCCACTGGCGGGACCATCCGGCGCAACCGCGCGGCAGCTTCCTGGCTCAGCGGGAAGTCCCCTGCGGCCAAGAGCAGGTCCCCGATCACACTGACCAGCTGCGGGCTTTGTGTCAGGATAGCGTTGAACGCATTCCAAGCCTCTTCCCGCCTCGTCGCGTAGCCCGGCCCCATATCCGCGTAGACAGCATACTCCCCGATGTTCGGATTGAAGATCTGCTCAACCGAGAACTCTTGCACCATCTTCCGCTTTTCCCACGCTTGCTTCGCGTTTGGGTCAAGCATTACTTGTGTTTCCACGCCATCTTCGCCAAGCAGTTGCATCACCCGCTTAGTATCATAAATCTTGGGGATCAAGTCCTTCAGGATTTCTCCTGAGAACCGAATCCCAATCCCGATATTATTAATGAAGTGGTAGGTCGCTCGGTCCCCCTGCCGCTGCCGCTCACTAATCGCTTTACCCGTTCTCTCATTCCCTTGCTGCCCCATCGTATTTTCATACTGCCCGGACACCATCATCATCTCAGCTCTAGCCTGCTGCGCCCCCTGCGAATAGGCCATTGCTTGCACAGGCGGGGCAATCCGCTCCGGCTTTGCAATATCTGCCCCATCTTCCGCCTTGCTATTCCAAAGCAGATACGCCATGTTCTCCTGGTTCGCCAGCGCCCATTCATCCTCAAACCCATCCACCGCTTCCTTCGCCACAACCCACGGAGTCTTCGTCTGGAGCGCGCCAAATTCAACCGAGGCGCTGTTCCAATAGTTAAGCATTCTTTGCGCGTCCAGCATCGCCCGGGTGTGGCCTTTTCTATCAAGCAGGCCGTCAATCACGATCTCTTCCCCGACGATTTTAATAATTGGGATATACTTCCCCGCCCAATCAGTCTCCTCAATCTTCTTATTCCCCGCAATCAAGGCCCACTTCACCTGCCTCGTCACCACCGGCCGAGTCATAGTTGCAGCGTCGGCCTTAAGCAGACGAAAAGCGCCCTGCCCAATCTGACTTTTCAGCAAAGTCACGCTTTGCCCCGTCTCCTGATCTTCAATCAGAACAAGCGTGTCTTTCTGCTCCTCAACGTAAAAATACTCCGCCACCCGCACATGGTCTTTCTTAATCCAACTATACGACTCCCCCAACGCCGTGGTCCCACTGCACGCATCTTCATTCCCAGGGTAAAGGCGGTTGAATTCCTCCATCAGCATGTCGTTGAAGATGAAGGCAAAGTTGGCGTCGGAGCAGCTAAGCTGCTGGCAATCCGGATCAATATAAACCGCTCTTGCATCAGAAATCGGAGCAAACTTAATTACCTGATTGAAGCTCTTATCATTCTCAAACTCCGTAATCACCCGCCAATACCCAACTCCCCCTTCAACCTGCGATTTTGTCGCAACATCAAGGATGGATTGGAAGCTGCTAGTATATTCAATCTGCCTTGCAATGCCGTCCCAAATATCCGCCCCTTCCTTACTCGCGCCATCACCAACAGCACGATATTTAATCCCAGGCTTATTCTGCATCGCGTCGTTAATGATGGAAAAGTTGTGTTGCTTAACAACGTTAGTCGTCAGGCAGGGGCGGTCAGATGCTCTACGATCGGAAGAAATCGTATCTGGCCACTGATACATGTTGTAAGCATCGCCGTTAGCAAACTTTACATCATAGTCGTAGTGAAGGCGTGCGTTCGCCTCCCATGCCTGACAGCGCTGAAAACGCTTCTTTGCCGTCTCAAGAAAAGTTGCCATCAATTCAAATCCTCAAGCTGCCAAGCATGCTGCCGCATCATCTCATCCATCCGACATTCCCCCCAGAAAGCCGCGCCAGCCCCCGCCTAGCTGCTCCAAGCACCCCAGGCAACGCTCCAACTTCTGTTGCAGTCCTTACGCGGAGGATTTTAATATCTCGCTGCAAGACGGCAAAGGTGCGGAAAGAATCCGCGCCGTGGGAGTTCTCATCATGGACAGGGTTGACAGAAAATTCCTTATCATCTTGATCCACGTTGAAGTGGTAATCACCCAAGCGCTCCCGCCCTTTAGCTGTCCCCTTCGCATCAAACCAACAATTCGAGAATACACTTCTAACCGCGGAGATGCCGGTCGTAACAGGGAGTCTTGGCGCGACGCGGACTTTAAACTTGTGCTGCCGCAGCTGTTCCTCAATCGTATGCTTTGATCCAAGGACTCTTGCCTTCCCATCGTGGGGTAGGCCGATCTCATCGTAAATGTAGGGCTTTCTTTGCAGGAGTTGAATGTAGTAGGAGAAATCAACCCCCCGATGCTCCACGTATTCAAGAACCCGGTGCTGCATTGCTACTTTCTGCGTGAACCAGATGGAAGTAAGGTCTCTTCTCCCAAGGTCGAAATAAGCATTCACACCGACCGTCCGGTCCCAGGGCACGTCAGCGATCCGACCAGAAATTGCTGCCTCTCGCAATTCCCGCGCATACACCGCGCCTTCCAGGTTAGCAATGCAATGCCCCTCCCAAATATTCAAATACGCATCGGGATCTGTTGCTTGAAGGTAATCTTTTTCCGCAAGCAGTTCCTGGGAAAGCCAATCGTTATCCCGCCAGTTTAGGAATATCTTAACACTATTCGGAGGCGTTTGCATTACAAAACGCTGATAAGTCTCATCCTTCTCCCTATACGGGTTGAAGGTAAGCCAGATCTCACTT